TCATTGTGTTACCTCCTGTGCTTTTGTGGTTACTCTGCTTACGATGTTTGCGGTCCGCAGTACCGCCGAGCGCCTGCCGCCACCGCTATGTTCTTCGAGTTCGGTCACGCGGTAGTTGAGCTGACTCATAATGTCTTGTACGGACGGCGTGAAGCTGTCGCGTGATTCATTGAGATATTCTCGTCTTCGTAGAAATGGCATCAGAACGATACCTTTATCTTCCCACGATTTGCCTTCATATCTTTTTACTAAGACCTTAATGCATATTTTTTGATTATCAACGACAGTAAATGGTACTGCATCTCCGTCTGTTGATGCTATAAGATTTGTATTAAACCACATAGCTGTACCATCGTCAGCATAGACTTCCCAATGGATGTAACCATCTTCGGAATCCCATTCTCCTGCATTAACATCAGCATCAATCGACAATATGTAGTCTCCACTCATCAGCGTGGTGCGTATCTGCTGATATTTAGGCTCAAGATTGATATTGTTCGTGTTAAAGAAAAAACTAAAGCTATCTTCGAGCGCTGTATCTCCAGAACCGCCGATAAATACAATCGCATCTATGTACTGTTCAGCGTATAACTTGTCAATAAGCAGCTGACCTCCAGCTATGTCATACTCAACACCCTCACCATTGTTTGCTACATCTATCGGGAACTGATTGATGCTTCTTGTTCTACCTATAGCATCTTCGCTCTGCTCGATACGACGGATGATTTCAGGCGCAGCTCTCTCAATATCGGCTATGCCTGCAAGTGACTGCTCTGCTCTTTCTGCGTATTCTTTAGCTTTTCCTGCTTCTTGCAACAGCGCATCGATTTCCTCTCCGCTGTACGGCGAATAGTAGTCTTCGTTAGGCATTTTCATTCTCCTTTCACTATAATCTGCTTGTTATCTGATGTGATATACCTCATACCATTTTTACAGCAGTAAGTAAGATTTATTGGTTCCCACTCGTCAAATGTGGGTATTATACTGTAACCATTGCGATCATAAGTCTCTGTTAATTTCACACAGCGAACTCTTCCGTAGTTTCCAAAATCATCGCGAGCTATTACTATATCACCAAGCTTATAGTTTTCAAGAGCTTTGAAATGAGGATTATCCGATTCAGTGATAGATATTTTTTCTTCTGGAGCTTTCAATGATTTCAAAGCCTGCTCTGATACAAGCTCCTGAACCGTTTTCGATGTATTCTCGCTTTTTACAGTTGACAAATCCATAAACTGTTCTATGCGATAGATACCTTCTGCTTCTCCCTCCAGCTCTGCGAATTCTTCCGATGGTTCATCTTCTGTCGTGCCAAGAGCAATGACGGAAGATACTTCTTTTGTTTTGTTGTAGGTATATTCTGATGATGCGATATCACCATTTTGCGCCGATATGATACAAACATTTGTCCCTCTGGTATAGTCGCTTGGTTCATATAGCACAAATTCGAGAAACCATTCTTCAGGGTCTTGCGGTTCTTCAAACAGATATTTGGCTCGAATAAGCCGAGATTGTATGCCAATCTTATACTTCTGTCTGTAGTCGTTCACCACATTTAAAAAATTTTCACCAAAAAAACTAGCATAGACGGGTTCATATGATGATTCTATTTCAGAACCTATATGTACCCACGTTATATTTCTCATATGTATAGGTGACTCTTTAAACAAAATTGTGAAAAATAACTGAATGAGAATAGGTGGGCTTGAGTCATATATGTCACTTGTCATTGGTAAGATAACATAACCCGACTGCCTGATTTGAATATCCGTCATTACTCTGTAAGAAAAAATAGCATCTGCACTTCTTCCTGCGAGTGACAGTTTACGTCCTTCGATCTCATCTTCCGTCATCACTACACGCTCTATTATCATGACTTGATCGTAGCATTCATTTTCGCTCGCGATATTTGTCTTTGTTAAAAAACACTGTTCTTTGAGTAACGCTACGATTTCCTTATCCGCAGGGACCGACAACTTAAATGAACCAGGTGCGTAGAAGTTGCTCTCCCACATCACGTCACAGTTGTCAATTAGTTTCACACTCTCGATACGATTTCGATATGGAGAAACATGCCACAGTATAAGATCCAATCAGATACCTCCTTTGCATTCAGGCTCTTTGGTCCATATCGTAGTTGCCTCGTATTCCGCCGCAGTAAATTCTTCGCGAAGACCATCAATCACTTTATAAATACTTACCGTAACATCCGATACTCCGCCTACGAATGATATCCATTCAGAGCCTGGAACTACATCATCTATCGGGTGTCCTACTATCCGTTTGTCATTATAGTAGGACTTTATAGACAGCGACTGTACACCGCCACTGCTTAAGCCCGTTTGAAGAGTCTTGTTTTTATAGCTTATTGCAACAACACTAAAAGGCGTACTTGATACAATCATAAATTCGCACCCCGATGTGTATGGGGTTCTTCTTACAGGTGTAGGTTGACCACCTAGAATTCTTGTTGCTATGTAGATTTCTTGCTGTGTTTCTGTATTATAGAGCTTGAATAAAGGGAAAGGACAGATTATAGATATCTGTATAGCTTGTCTTTCTTTAAACAGGTCGCCTTTAACAGATTCCACATGCCCGTCAATCGATAGGCTTTCATCGTAGCTTGAAACTATAAGCTTTATATTATCGCCACATGGGAACTGATCATACAGCAGTTCTCTCCCTTCTTTTACGTCGTTTTTCAGATAGACAGTCATAACAATATTTCTAGCTCTCAAGCCTGCTGACGAAGCAATCTCTCCTCTGCCGTCTATCCGCTGCGATGTATTAATATATGCATCGGTTTCTGTTATTCCTTGTATGTCAGCTACCACTATGTTTTCGTCAGCAGATAAACAGACAATGTTGCCGTTCTTGACCGTGCTTATTATTGGTACCATCTATATCACTCCTTAAGAATTGCCATTTAAAAGCTGGCTATTATTGTATAGTCGCTGCGATTCGTAGCTTGTAAGTGACTTCGGGCTGTTAAATGTCTGATTGACCTGCGTGTTTTGATTGTTAACAATAACGCTGCCAGCTGAATTGTTTACATTGCCGCTATACATGCTCTGCATGTTTTTTTTGAACAGTTCAGTCATTAGACCACTTGTCTTTTCATCAAGAATATCCTGCAAGGTCTTTGTTTTAAAGTACGATAGTCCTTTATGCAATCCTTCAAGAAATTTCTGCGACCAAAGTTGTCCTGCGCTGTCAGATTTCGCAGCACTTGCACGAAGCTGCTTGTCTACCTCATCGGATACTTTCAGCACAGCCGGAATACCATACAGCGTTCCACCGACATTTAAACCTGTGGAAAAGCGTGACATCCAGTACTTACCTTCCTCATCCATATTTCCTTCAGCGTTCTTGAGTTCCTGCTGTGTCCATGTTGTTATGTTTCCAACTCCAAGCAGCACGGCTTGCTTACTCTCCGAAGATGAAAGTCCGCCTGCATATGCACCTGCATTCATATAGCCGGCATAAGCATATTCTTTCTCGTATTTTTCCACTTCCTTGATAGATGCATCACACATTTCTTTTGCCTGCTCTACCATAGATTGAGTAATGCCGGGTGTACCTTTATCAATCTGTTTCTGAAGCAATTCGTAATGCTCCTTATACTTATCTCGCTGCTTTTTCAAGGTATCATATGTAGCTGTTTCTGCGCGCTTAAAATCATTTTTCATGTTGTTCATAGCAATATTCATTGCTTTTTCATCACCTGACGTAATAGCAGCAGAAAGATTTTCATAGTTTTGCACTACCGATGCTGTGCTTTCATATAGGTTTTTAGCTTTTTCATATGCTGTATAGTTAGTAGATTTTTGAACTCTCTCATTTTCTAGAAGTTTTTCTACATTTCTGTACTGTTCGCGCAGTTTCCCTTCAAGTGCATTATTCTTGACAGTAACTGCACTCACTATCTGATTATTGAGGTCACGGAGCTGATATTCATATTTGCTTATATTCTTATCTGCCTCATCATACGCTTCTTTTGCTTTTACAAAATCTAAATAGTATTGCTCATTGTTCATAAATGCCTGCTGATATGCGTCTTCATTGGCGCTCATAATGGCTTGAGCCCGCTTCTTCTGCAGAATCTTATCAATAGATGCGGATATATCATCATAAGACTTTATGACTTTACCATTGTTTTCTATCTCTATTCCAGTTGCCTCACTAAGCCTGTCGGTTATGTACTTTGCTCTATCCTCATAACCGCGCTTTACTCTGCCGTTAGCATCGGTAATAAGGTCAAGCTCACCTTTGAGCTTTTCAAGGTAGTCAAATTCCTTATCAGCACTTGCCATACTATCATTTCTGGCATCTTTTACAGTTTTCCAGTCTTCAGCATTCTTTTCTATCTGCTCATGCAAAGCTTTGTATCTATCGATATTTTCATCGACTACATCTATCTCATCAGCCATAAGGTCGAAAAGTGTGCTTATTCCTGTAGCAAACAACGCAGTTCCCTTTAAGAGCCAACCTATTGGTGATGCGCTCAATTCGGTATTTAGATTTTTCTGCGCTTTTGCGGCAGCTGTCGTGGTTACGCCATACTCTGACATCAGTTTTACTACAGATTCAAAAGACATAACAAATGCCGATGCCTTGTTTATAGCCCATATTGCAGCCATAGCAGTCGCCGCACCTTTGGCTATCGTAGTTATTGTCCCGAAGTTATCAATCGTCCACTTGATTACCGTTTTAGCTTTTGGGATAAGATTGCTTTTGAAATAGTTTATACCCTCATCTATTGTTTCTTTATTTTCTTCAAGCAGTTCACTAAATGCTTTAGCGACATCTACTTTCACTCCTTGCATTGCAAGGTTTATTTTATCAAGACCGTCCTGCGTACTTTCATATGTATTTTCTACAGTTTTATTAGACTTTTTGAGGCTTTGCGCGAAATCCTCATAACTAAACTTGCCGGTTCTCATAGCTTCAGCAAGCTCTACACCTGACTTTGCTCCAAATGCTTCGACTGCAATAGTCGCCGCTTCTGTATCGTTTGGCGCACTCTGAATCATTTGCATTGTCTTTGCAAATTCTGTGTTAGCGTTCTTTCCCTCTTTTGCCCAGTTGCCGACAGCCTTTTTTAGCCCGCCGAGAGCGGAGGAAACATTCACGCCACCTCTCTCAAATGACGCAAGCAAAGATATCTGCGAGTCAATGTCAAGTCCAAGAGCTTTAAATGCTGCACCGTTATCAGAGAGACTTTGAGCAAGCTTGCTTACATCTACCCCTGTAGCCTGTGATGCATAAGCAAGCTTATCAAGCACTTTTTCATACCTTTCAGATTCTATGCCCGCTTTCTCCATAGCTTTAGAAACAAGCTGCACAGCTGTTTTACCATCAACACCTGTAATGTCCGCAAATTTCTGGAAGATCACTGATGCTTTTTCAAGCTTATTTCCTGTAAATCCGAAGCGGGTATTTATCTCTCCTACTATGTTTCCAAGCGTCGAGAACTCACCTTTAACGCTCTTTGCAACAGTTTCATAGCTATTAGTAAGGCTTTCTGCTGCATTTCCTGTAGCGCCAGTTGCCTTAATGACATTATCTGCACCCTCGTCAAGCTCTTGGTATGCCTGCTTTGCGGCATCTGCAAGCTCTACAAGCTTACCTATTCCCTTCTCGAGCCCATCAGATATAAAGTTACCAAGCGCGACCTTTGCGCTTGAGAATTCTCCACTGAGCTGTTCTGTCTGCTCTTCAGCTTTCTGCTCACTTACTGTAAGGTCCTTGGTGCTTGTATCTGCATTGTTGAGTTTCTCTGTATAGTTCTTAAGTTCTTTCTCAACCTTTCCGATTGATGCCTGTTGATTGTTCATACGTATCTTTAGGTTCTCGGCTTCGGTTGAGTTTTCACCTTGCGCAGCTACCACCTTCTTGTATTGTTCCTGAAGTATAGATAGTTTTTTCTGCTCGGCTTCCATAACAGCGTTAAGCTGTTTTATCTTTGCCTGCTGTCCTTCAGTAGAGTCAGCCCAGTTGTCCATCGAACTGGTAGCTGCCTTGAATTCAGAGTTCGCAAGCTTTATAGCGCGGTTAGCATCAGCAATTCCGCGCTTGAATTCGGTCGCATCTATTTTTAGCTTGGTTGTGCTTTCTTTTTCATTTGGCATATTTACACCTCTTCTAGTACCAGCTTGTTGCTTTGCGGTAAATGATACGTTCTCCAGTTATAGGGTCGTAGTTTTTCTTTTCTCTTATCTGTCTGCGACGAAGGTCAGAAAATAGTTTAATAACCGTGTGAAAGCTCTCACTGTCAAGCTGAATTGGTGACAGTGCAGGGAACTCTTTACACACATTGTATTTTATTTGAAAAAACGCCTCACTCCAAGGGAGGAGTTCCTCCTCCCAATCAGTTTTTTTCTGTCGGAATTGTGTCGATTTCAGAAAGTGTGTACCCTACTATATCAAATAACAGCTTTGCGATATCTTTAATTTTTACTCTTCGCCATTCCTCTTTCGTGATATCAGGAAACTGCTTATGCAGTATATCTGTGACCTGCTTATAGCAGTTGATGAGTGAAAGGTTGATTTCCCATATGGAACGTACTTTTCCTTCATCCATTTTTAGCACATCGAAAATATCTATAATAACGCCCATAGTCAGTTCGTGATACTCTCCTTCTGCAACACGGGCTATATGTTTTCCATCTTCATCATATATGCTTAGTTTAAGTGTCATTGTTTTTCACCTCTTATTAAGTACAAAGGCGGCGGCTTCCACCACCGCCCTTAATGTTATTCTGGGTCGTTCTCGGTATTATCTGTAGTATTTTGAGTCTTCTTAGCAGCTACAATCTTATCGGGATCCTGAACGTCTGCAAAGAATGTCGACTCTGTAAGAGTAGTAAGTTCCTTGACTGTTTCAAGGATAACACCCTTACATGTCTGTCTCTTCTGCCCTGCAAGTGCTGCGAACTTATGAGTAGTATTGATTCCTGTGAATGTCAGCTGCTGACCGTTTGCTGTCGTCGAATTGTCCTTTGTAGGATGATCTTCTCCAGGTAGCGCGAACGTGCCTTTATTTCTCCAGACGTACACCTCATTACCATCGGTATCTTCCGTGATGTAACCTATTGCACAATACGGCTTTTCTCCGCCTGCACCTTCTACAAGCATACCGGTGTTCTCGTCATAGTACTGACCTGTTATCTTTGCGGTCACATCATAAGGAATTGCTGATACATCAAGAACGATGGTATCAGCGCCCTCGCTGTTTATAACGATTGCAGGTATATTGTCATAATGTTTAGTCTCGCTGGAAGCCTCAACCGTTTTGGAAACCTTATTAAGACCTGCTATCGGAAATGATTCTCCGTAACTCAATGTCTCACGACTATCTTCGGTTACCAGTGCGCATACGAGGTCACGTGCGCCTCTATATTCTACTACTTTCATTTTTATTTCCTCCTTGTATGAATTCTTCATAATAGGCTGTCAGAAAACAGCCTGTATGTGTTGAAACGTCCACGGGTATATCTGTGGGATTCCCGTCAATAACAAAACCATTGGCTTCAAGTGCGTCCTTAATCTCAAGCCCGGTGACATCTACGTCTTCAGGGTCTGTCGAATAGAAGTAAATCCACCATCCTGATACATTTTTAAGTTTTTTGTTGTCATAAGCGACAGGCTCGGAGTTGTCGAAGTTCCAGTAAGTGATAAAACGTTCTGGATACTCTCCAATAGTAATCGTACCCTGTTTTTTTACAGTTGGGCAGATTTCTTTGAGTATATTATATAAAAAATGTCTTGTCACTTCATAGCCTCCTCGATAGCTTGCCTAAAAGCCTGCTCTTGTATCTCTTCTATGTCTCGCCGTGTTTTTGAACCAAAAACTGCATCATACAGCTCTTTGTCGGGCTTTATGTGCGGCTGACCGTATAGTGTTGTCCCATACATCAGAAAGATAGACGGGAGACCGCCTGCTCTTATCCTAAAACCACCGTCTATATCTTTATATTCGCCTTTTTCGTGAACTTCACGGTCCTGCACTATAGAATCAGCTGTCAGACCTGTACGCTTGTGCTTTTCCATTGCTTTTGCAGCTTTACATGCAATGTACTTCTGGCTATCTATCAGAGCATGGTCAATTGCTACATCAACGTTGCCGTCAAGCTCTTTAAGCATATCTTGCAGATTGTCAAGGGCGCTGTAGTCAAACTCAATGTTTTTAGCCATTCACAGCACCTCGGACGTTTTCCTCGACTCTCTGAACCTTGAATTTCATATATATATGCTGTTCATTGATATCTTCAGGCTTGCCGAGTATCTCATAGTCTTTGCCGTCTTCACGGCGCAACCTGCACCCTTTTTCGATGCGTGGGTCATACCACGTTGTTATCTGCGCAGTGTCAAGAATAGTCAGTTGCCTATCTGTAACTGTTTCAGTGCCGCCGTAGCTCTTCCAGTTGCAGTATACTGTGGGTCCAATGTCAGGATAGTTGAGCTTGGGCGTTCCGCAGTAGTCTGTAACTGTGGGAGTGAGCAGTGTTGCAGCTGTATCAAGCTCGTTCATTTCTTTGGGTCTATACATCTGCTTTCTCGACCTCGCTTTCAAGCTTCAGCTGGGTCACAGCTGAAAGGAAATAGGGCGAGTAATCATTGAGATTATAGAAAAGATCTGAAACGCCACGGGTAACGACGCCGACGGAGCTGTCGATTTTAGCGGCTGTTACGCCTGCTGAAATCATAAAGCGCTTGACCTCGGCTATAAGGTTTGTCAGCCTGCCGTCAAATGTGGACGATGTGATCCCCATACCTTCTTTGACTGCTGCAAGCATTTCAGCGTCCGCCATTGTCAATCACCCCTCTCTTGGATTAGGAAGCCTTTTTGATGCCCTTAACAAGGCTGTCACGTCTAAGGACCTTACCGTCTACAGACATCACTGCCTTTGTCTTCTTATCCTCTGTATCCCAATCTTCCTTTGACTTGATGCCAAGATCATACATAGTGTTCTCGTCATAATCGGAGAAATCGAAGATAAAGCAGAAGCAACTGTCAGCTGTAAGTGCCGTTTCAACATATGTGTCCATATATTCATCTGCCAAAACAACGGCTCTGCCGAGAATGAATCTTTCAGGCTTGCCGCTGATGCCTGTGTTTATCTTTGCGATAGGCTGACCATTGTTGTCAGTCATTCCGTAGATAGTCATAAAGGTCTTCTTGGTCATGCACCATACTGCTGTCGCTTCATACTGCGAGGGTACTTGTGCCTCCATATCACAAAGGAACTTATAGGTGATATGACCTGTTGCGAGCTTGGGAATCTCGACCTTCTTATCAGGCTGTGTTGCTTCGTTAGCATTGTAAAGAATGCCTGTAGACTTTGTAGAACCGTCATTATCTGAAACGATAGCCGCCTCACGAGCCTTGACCATAGCCTGAGCAACCTGTTTTACGAACATTGTTTCAAATGCTGGGAGTGTTCTGACGGATACTTCCTGCGTCATGGAAATTTCACAACGGAGTTTGTACCCTGTGAACGAGATCTTACCGCTCATTTTCTTTTTCTGTGCGTCTGATGATGCGCCCTCTGCTACCCACGAAGCGACTGGCTTTGCACCGTCAATAGGGATAGCTGTGCCATAGGGATATGTAGTATGCGTAACAAGGGGAAGAATCTGACCGATATCTTCCATCTTCTCAATAATCTTATTAAGAAGATTATCAGGAATAGCAACGGCTACATCGGTTGTAGTGGTGGTTGCATCTGATCTTTCCTCTGTCAAGTAGTAAGGCTTAATGCCTCTTGTGACGTAGTTCGCGAATGCGAGTCTTCTCTTGACATTCTCGTCAAGCGGCTGCTCTCCGCCGACTGTTGCAGATCTCTGAACGCTGTATGCAGCCATAGGGTCAAGAGCACCCTGCGGCGCTGCGCCTCTCTTGGACTGCTCGTCAGCGTCGAGGTTTGCAAGCTGAGCGTCAATGCTTCTCAACTCGTTCTCAGCGTCTGTGAGCTGCTTGTCGAGGCTTCTGACCTCGTCAGCGGTCTGAGCTGCGTCTATTTTTGATCTGATAGATGCAATGTTCTCTTTCGCTCTCTTCTGGAGAGCAAGCAAAAATTCTCTCATTTTCAAAAATCCTTTCTGTGTAAAACTTTTGTTTTCAGCTTGAGAAGTTCAAGCTGTCTTGCTTCCTCACTGTCCAGTGAGATTCCTGCACGCTTGCGGGCATTCTCCAATGTCGCCTTTGCGCTCTCCAGCTCCAAGGCAGAGCGTGCAACATCTATCGTAGTGTCCGAATAAGCCGCCCATGTCACGGCTGACACTTCATAGATCCGTTTTATCTTGGTGATGTGTCGGGTTGGCATATCGGTGTCAAGATCTTCCCACCATTCCTCACGGACGGTGAAGCAGAAAGACATGCTATCGACATCTCTCCTGTCAACAGCCGAAAACAGAGCCTTAGATTCGACATTTCGCTCAGTGTCGAGCTTGATCCAGTCAAGGTCAAGTCCGAGGTCACTTCGAGAAAAATGCATCGTGCTGTTGGCGTTGTTATTTCTGCTTCGGGCATATGGCAGTCTTACCAAATCATGATTCAAAATGAATGGAATATCTCGAAGATCAGTCTCATCGAGTGCTCCTCTTTCAATCACTTCGTAGAAAAGACCAGCTATGTTGACTTTCTGACCGTAGACGACAGGTCTGCCCTTGATGATATTCTCGCCCTGTTCGTTCTGCGCTGTTCTTACCTCGAAGGTCAGTGAACGGCGCTCAAGGTCCTTGTTCTTAAACATCAGCTTTCACCGCCTTGCTGTTCGGGTTCTTGCGCAGGTTCAGGAATAGCAACGATTACAGAACTATAACCATCTGCTTCATCGTCGGCAGGGTCATATGTTCCATTCTCTGTTATTGTTTTCTCGACCAGAACAGGAACTTTTCCGATGTTCTCAGCAACTGTAGCGATGTTTTCGATTGCTTCTGCAGTTGTTGTCGCTGTCGTTTCGCCTTGATATAAGCCTGCTATCGCATTAAGCGCATCAACATTCGTCTGCGCTGATGCGATAATTGCGGCTTCTCCGCCGAGCTGAATGTAAAGGTTTTTAATCGCTTCAAGATTGGTCATTTTCCTTCTCCTTTCGTGCCTACTTGATACTTTTCGGCATCCTTAACGTTGATATAATTCAGTGACATCATTCTGATGCCGTTAAGCTCGGGCAACGGTCTGAATCCGAATACCCGGCGAATCTCGTTCTCGTAGAGATCGCCACGGTCGCCGAGAATACGAGCAGCTTCGATCTTCTGAGACATCGTCATGAACTCGAGATACTCGGGGATAAAGATGACCTTATTGCCATAGCCGTTTGCTGCTTTCGAGCTGAAAAGACCTCGCGTAAAAGCCTGTCCGAGTCCGATAACGATATGCTCAAGCGTGGACTGATAGAAGCTTTCGTACTGTTCTCTCGTGAAATCAGAGCTTAGGATTGCCGTGTTCATTCCAAAGTTCCGCAGGATTTTATCATCGATGAACTTGACGGTATCAGCATCAGCGATCTTGATGTTCTTCGGAAACGGTTTGAAATCACTGTCAATGCCAAGCTCAAGAAAACCCATTTCCGACCGCTTCAGCTTTTCCTCGAACAGCTTTACTTGTTTCGCGCCGACATCCGCATCAACCAGCGTCCTATACTTCACTACGCCATTGACAGCGTAGGAAGATATAAGACCCTTTGAAATGCTTTGGAGCATCGTGTTGTTGAGCTTCAGCGTTTCAAGCAACGCTCTCTGATCGGGATTACCCGTCTGATCGCCGCCCATAAAGTCATTGACCGAGAACTGATATTTGTAGTGAATGATGCTGTTGTAGGGAACTGTGACCTTATAGCCAGACAAGAACTGCAATTCAACGTAGATATCGTTCTTTGCGTCTCTCAGAAACGTAACATCTGACGGCGACAAGGGATAGAGACCGGTGAGCCTGCCCTGATCGTCCCTTGTGGGATAGACCCACGCATTATATGTCAGAAATATCGACCAGCCAATCTTGCTGATAAGATCCGATGTGGTCATCATCTCGTTCGGGTGATCGAGTACCGCCTGAATAGTACTGTTTTCGGGTGTGGAAGCGTCAAAATCGTTGAAATTCCTGACGTGTGCAGGCTGGAGCTTTGTCAGCTCGCTGACGATCTTATGAACCGCCTGCCTGACCACATCCGAGGCGTAGATGTCGCTTCCGAAGCTCGTAAAGATCGGCAGACTGCCGTTGAGCATCTTGGCGTAGGTCATCTGTGTCTTTTTATTTTTTATCCAATCGAAAAATCCCGTTTTCATCACCTCAATCGGTTCGTAAAGTCTTCCTTGTAGCGGCGATATACTTCTTCCACCATTACGGCGGACACCGCTCCGTCTATTTTCTTGCCTGGCATATTCGGAATCTTGACCAGCTGGCAGGCTTCACCGTGACGGTCAAACTCCAGCGCGGCATTTCCAAAGCACCAAGCGTCCATATCGTTATTGTTGTAGTTTATAACCTGATTTTGCAGATCACTTTCAAGCAGCAGGGTAGGGTTGTTCAGGACCGCTTTGCTCTGAACAATAAGCTCGGTCTTAAAGCCGTACTTTTCCATTCGCTGATTGAACGCCGAAGCGTAGCGCTGATCGTAGCCTGTGACAAGAGGAAAGATTTTGTACAGCTGATAGAGCTGATAGTACCAGTCTGCGACTATTGCAGGGTCCACCTCGTTTCCGGGAACGATAGTCAGCAAGCCTTTTCTTGCCCATTCCTCATACTTCGCACCCTCATTGGTGTCAGGGGACTTTCTCAGCTTGTTCTCGCAGATCCAATAATGCGAATGCAGGTACTTTGTGCGCTCGTCTTTCTTCATGAACAGCGCTTTGCTGCTTACGAGGTCTGTCGTCAGCGCCATATCAGCAGCACCAAGGCAGACAGAGCCTTCAAAGTCGTGAATGTCAAAGGTCGCAGGATTCTCATAATCTTCTTTGTTCATCCACGTCGATGCTGCGTTCTGCTTGATGTTGAAATCCTTGCAAAGCACCATTACTCGCTTGATTTTGGAGGTCTTCGCCTCTTCAAGCTCATCACGAAGATACTGCCATTTCTTGATAGCACCGAGTGACGGGTTCGACTTAAACCAGCTCGTTTCATCTTGAAAGACTTCTTCTTCGCTGTCCTGCGTGTAAAGCCAAGGGAGCTTTCTTAACGCTGACGGTCTGTCATCTTCGCCGTTGATTATCTTTCGATACTCGTCTGTCAGTTCATCAAGAGCACCGTCGTTCACGGTTCCCTCTGTCGTTATCATTATCAGCTTCGGGTTGTCCTTCAATGACTGAGACTGCTTGATTGACATAATGACGATCATCTTCAGCATCTCATGTATCTCGTCTATTATTGCAAAATCTATGTTTCGACCTTCCTTGTTCCTTGTGCGGTCGGAGATCTTGAACATCTTTGAGTTCGTGATCTTGTTCCACAGGTACCCAACTTTGCGCTGAGTGTCTTTGTTCTTTGGGTCTATCATAGAGCGCATTGTGTCACAGGCGCTGTAGAGGATATTCGCCTGTGAATCGTCATTCGATGATAGGACGATGTCAGCACCCTCGTTACCGACAATGAACTCGGTATCTGCAAGCCCGCTGCACGTTTCGCTCTTAGCATTTTTTCGAGCGATCATCAACAGCGTTTCGTTGAACCGATCGACGTTACGCTTGCATCCAGATGTATCGACAAAGAATTCATCACGCATCTTGAAGGAATAAAGGACCTCAATAAATGCTTTCTGCCAAGCAAGCAGAATCATAGGCTTACCGTAGAAGGGTGACTTTGTGAGCCTGATGCAATTCTGCATAAAATCAATGCGCCTGTCAGCGTCACGGGTATCATAGATAAACTGGCGATCGTTCAGATCGTCCATAAGCCTGTCAAGCTCTCTGTGCATTTCCTGACCGACAATGATATTTCCCTTGTGGATCTCATTGTGGTAGAATTCAAGATGCGTCATACTGCTCCTTCATCTTGTTCAAATAGATGCGCAGCGGACTCTCTTCACCGTCAGATGTGTTTGCAGTCAACTTCAAAAGCACTTTCAGCGCCGCATTATACTGCTGCATTAGCGTGATATACTGTCTGCTTGCTGGCGTGGAAGCCTGCTGTGCAGGATTTTTCTTGTTCACCCGGATAAACGGGAGCTTTTCGAGCTTTTTCAGGTTTTCTTCGAGAAAGACGATCCTGTCGATGAGTTCCGACACTGTTTTTCTCACGGGAACGTCAAGTTCTTCCATGACCTGCAATAGCTCTGCTTTTCTATCGGTTGCTGTCAACAGGATCGCCTACCTTTCTGATTTTTCGGCTCAAAGTTTTTCAAAAACTTGAAAAATCCTCTTCGCACAAAATTGTGTCCCCGACTACAATCCCCAAAGGGCTTGAACGTTCTGCGACCCCGGGGGGTCATATCGTTCAAACCAGTCAAGAACATAGCCCTTCCACTCGCTCGGCTTGTCTTTCGCACGTTCAAGGCATATTTCTTTCGGCGTGTCGATGAAAATAGATGTAGCCGAAAGTCTCGTTTCGAGTCTTTCGCGTTCGGCTTTCAGCGGATAACCGCCAATGATATAGGCGTTCTGCCATCGCCCGTACCGAGTTTTTATATTATCAAACAACACATCACGCAAGGCGAAAGCATTGTTCTTAATAGCATTAGGCTTCTCAAAAGCGCCGCAGCTCTCGCAGCGGATCGCAGCATAAAGCCTGTCGATATCTACTATCAGATCATCAGGGTCAGAGTTCTCTTTGACCCACGTATTTTTGCCTGCACACGGTGGACCGTAGACGATGTAAACCTTTTGCGGTACCTTCTGCCCTTGGAAGCCGAAACGATGATGTTTCTCGTTGTGACAGCGAAAGTGTATAAGCTCAATGTTGTTTTCGTTCAATGCGATGTTCGCATTGTCAACGTTCGCCTCAGTCAGCTCAACGATGTGATGAGCTATGAGGTCATAGCTTTTCAGTATGGGCTTTCCGCAGTGCTCGCAGTAAATATAACCGTCAGGATTGCATCTGTGCTTAATGACGATAAGACGAAACGTCTCCCATTCATCTGATTTATAAAACGCTTCAACTCTTGTCACCAGTCCTCAGCCTCGGCTTTCTTTCGCTTGATCTCGTTTTCCTCTTTCTTGATATCAAGCATCTGCGGATCGTTTGCCCAGTTTTCCTTATCATAATTCTTCAGGCAAAGGTTCAGAGCTGCGACATCGGGAAGTGCTGTCTTGGTGTAGGTCTCGGTCACTTTTTGCTCTTTGCCATCTACGATCTTTGTGACGGTTTTAGATTCTTCATACTGATAGCCCATAGCTCGTTCGACAAGTTTTCCCCGAAGGTCTGATATGAGTTTCTGTCGAGCTTCTTTACATAACTCCGATAATTCGGGATATTGCTTTTTCCAGCGATAGAACGTGTCTGCGCTGATGCCGAGCCATTTGTAGACTTGCTTTTCAGTTGCACCTTGCTCGAACATACTTTTGATATTTTTTTTATTAAGAAGTATCTTCTGCTCATAGCGACTCTTGCGTCCTCGCTTCAAACGGCTCACCTCCCAAAAAGAAAAAGGCGGCTCGCTCGAAGAGCAGAACCGACCTGAATTTGAATTTTCTGAACTTTCGTTTCTGTCCTTGTATAAAATATAACAGAAAAAAAGTGCTATAGCGTGCTATCTTTGCGCATTTATAACAAGACTGTGAATGTGCTTAACTCTACTCTCCGAATAATGCAGCTTCCGAGCGACCTTATTCCACGGGCAAAGCCTGATATCACGGTCATTCAGCATCGACAAATATCTCTCTTCAAAAACCCTCACTGCGAGAGGATCGTCAAGGTTATGTATCCAGTTCGATATTTCGTTCATTTCTTTTTCAAGCTTTTCCCTCCTCTTGTCGTCATTGCAGGTTTCGAGCGATGATGCAAGATAGCGGTAGCTTTTAAGTCGCTTGGTTGTCACTTTTTACCCTCCTTTAGGCATACTCAAAACACCTCACTGATTTGAGGCTGATGAGTATATATCCGGTTTGAAATCTTTTCTATACAAGAACACTTGCAGGTAGTACGCACCGGTCTCGTCGTTCCAGAACGGTTTACACTCCGAGCAGAAGTATTCGGGATATCGTTTTTCAAAAATGCGCAGGTCCTCGGAGTTCTGCGCATAGTAGCTCACGTCTCGCTTTGTGAGCTTATAGTCATAGTTCTTAGGCGCGGGCTTAACGCAGTTGTGCGACGACACCCAGCGCTTTGTCTTGGGCTTGAGATCAGGAACAAGCATAGGCTCGTCATACTCGTCAATTATTTTCGTCTGCTGCTGTGCAAAGTAACGAGCTATACCTGTGACACCCTGTTCATCGAACATCAAGGGAGCGACCTTGTCTACGTAACCCTTGCCCCATATCTTTGCAAGCTGCTGGATTGACAGACCGCCGCTCATAATGACGTGAAAGTGAATGCGGTTTCCTGTGCTTCCCTGCCCGAATGCATATATGTACTTCAGCTCGACGGTAATGCCTGCACGTTGTCTTGCTCTTTTGACCCTGCGAAAAAAATTCACGATGTCGCGCTTTGACTGCTCTATGCTGTCGTGATAGTCCATCGGAGAATATGTCAGCTCGAGCTTGATATCGTTGCTCGTAAAATTCGCGGCAATGAGTCTTGCAAGTGCTCGTTCGGCATTCACCTGGTTCAGGCGTTCCTGCACCTTGCGAGTTGGTCTATGCTTCGGCTTCCTATGGCTTGACCTTTGCCGTGGGAAGACAGGGAACATTTTCACTTCTCTGTAATTTCCATAATCATAGATCTGTTCCCTATACCTCATTGCCATGTTTTTTCACTTCTTTCTTTTTCACTTGGTCTAATTCTTAATACCCATTACAAGCCCTTGACCCTCGGCTTATGCCGAGGGAGTTTTTGAGGATACTATTATAAAGGGGTTACTCCAATTTTGTATTTGCAAGTTCCAATATATATTTGATGTCAGCGTAGACTACAGTTTTCTGCTTACCCATCAGCAGCTTGGCAGATACTCTTAACTTGCCCGTCTTAATATCGCGGCTTATCTCTACCGCGTCAAGTGTGGCCTTGTAAGCCTTGTCTTTGTGCGGAGATTTCCACGTTACAGAGCTGTTAAGCCCGCTGCGGATTGTTGCAGTTAACTGCAAAATGCCGTGCAGTTCTTCGGGTTCAAGTCCGAGCGACTCGTAGTGATAGAGCTTTTCAAGAGCTTTGCGAAAGCGGACTCCGAGATCTTTCTTTGCTTCGACTTGGCTTTCGTAGCTGTCAGCCATTATGAGCGCTGCGCCTTTCGCTGTCATTCGAGTGATTTTGTTCATGTCATTCAGCTCCTTGCAGTTCTATCGGCTTTTCACCGTTCATTTTTCTGCCGCAGTTCGGGCAGTATGCGAGCTTGGCGACATTCTCAATGCTGCTGTGCATTTTACCGCAGGCTGTGCATCTGCCTGAATATACAAGATAGTCAGGGTCATAATGAACGAAATCCCATTGCGCACTTGTCTCATTTTCAAGATTTTTGCAAAGGTTTATAAAATCTTCTTTAGTTGCCTCTTTGATCTGCTCCTCTACTGCCTTATCAGCAAGCTCGTGTGTCCATACGGGTCTTTTAAGTTTTTCTTCGATGTATTTATGAAAGATACTAAAATCTTCACCGGTAAGCAACGTCGTGCCGGTGTATGCCATAATAATGGCTGCTTCTTGTTTTGTCATTCGCTTTCACCTCCGTCCATTTTCGCTCCGCAAAAGTCCATTTTCGCTCCGCAAAAGTCCATTTTCGCTCCGCAATCTCCGCAGAAACATCTTTCATAATCGGAAGCTCCGTAACAAATTGAACATCTCGTAACACCATCATCTGCAACTATCCAATGCCCGTGTTTTATAGGCTCGGCATCTATCTCGGGTAATGCCTCAATCTCATCAAGCATTTCTCGCAAATCTGCACCTGCCTTTGAGCAACTCCCATCATCATCAGGGCAGTATGCAACAACTATATTTAAAACCTTATCTGCATCAATCAGACTCATTTGTTTTCACCCTCCTTTGTCCATGATAAAGCCTTTGTAAAGTATCACACTTTCCTTCCTCAATGAGTTTTTCACAGATATTACAAGCTCCACCACATAGGTGTAAATTGCGTTGTCCGTTGACTGCAACTCTCCAATGACAAGTACGAATTGCGTGCTGTATATCTTTTTCAGTTATTTTATCGCACATTTTCTGCACCTTTGTTCTTTTCTTCGAGTATGCTCTCCCAAATTTGTGGCGGCGCACAAAGTATACACTCGTCTTCATCATACGGGTCTGTGTACGGACATTCACCGCAAGACTCCCAGCTATTACGCCTTTTACATTCTTTTGATATCTTTATCAACAAATCTCTTTCAGCCTTATCCATTTTCTGCACCTCCAAAAAGTCTTTCTTCCAGATTGTTGACGAAAACGGCTATTGCCATTTTGTCATTGCCGTCTTCGATGCTGTCGCCTATCTCGTTCGCCGCCCTGTTGAACTGCTCGCGGTCAACTACCGCACCCGGCAGCGGGTCAGCAGCGATCTCGCCTTCACCGTCCTTTATGTACATAATAGCGCCGCAGTGAGGGCAGAAAGAAGATAATATTGGATTTTCCCTCCAATCTAAATCAGCTTTGTTGCTACACCCCGAACAAAACCAATCGTCCCAGTCTTTGCCCTTTATCCACCGTGCGCGTTTTACAGGCGCGGCTTCGACTGTTGGCATATCCTTTATGGTTTCAAGTGCTTTTTCTACGCCGTCTGCTTTATAGCCGTGTTTTAATGCTGCATCTCTTCCAGAGGTAAGCATATCGTTTGGACTCCATTTAGGCATTCTTTTCTCATATATTTCAACTAATTCTGCAAGTTTCTTCTCCGCAGTATCAGCATCAATCAGTCTCATTTGTTTTCACCCTCTTTATTTGTCACACCACATTTGAGCGAATTTGCCTTGAAAATCTAATGGTGTTGAACTTTGACTGTAAATAGATATTATTTTCATTTCAGAAAATCGTTTTGTTTTCCCCTCTGCGGTAACGTCTACCCAGCCGTCGTGCGCCTCCCAGTGTGTTATATGATCAAACAGAAAGCACGCCCATGCCATTACGTCTTTAATAGTTTTCAAAACTCTGTACCTCCTTACGAAAGATAATTCTCTGCGAATTTTCTGAGGTTAAAGTCGCTCATACGCATCAGAGCAGATATGTATATCTCGTGCTGATAGATCTCTTTCTGATGCGTTACCGTCCGGATCTTGAGTCTTAACGGTTCAGTGTCAATGTAATAGATCTTGTAGCTGATCTCATCGCAGCCGCTGTACTTACCGAGCTTTCGCAGTTTCTTTTCGATTTCGGGGATATCAACTTTTGTTTTTTTGAAGTTCATTGCTTTCCACGTCTCTTTCTTCCTTTTCTTATGCCGAGAGCGACATATCCCTCTTGTATTCCCCAGCCGCTGAGGACATATGTAATAACATAATCTATATTGTTCAGCTCGTGCGGCTGCTCACGCCCGCTGTCATCGACCACTTGAAAAATGATGTGGTCGCCTGTCTGATATCCTCGGTCGTTCTTACGGATCTCAAAGGTCTTTAAACCTTTAAGAACTGCCATTGCAAAATTTGAATTGAGTTTAAGAATATGTACTGTTCTCATTATTTTTTCCTCCTCGTGCCACATATCGGACATTTTTTTGTATCTTTGCTTTCATACTGATTTCCGCAGAATGGGCAGAAGTATTGATCTAATACCGTTGGAACTCGGTTGTCAACAACTGAAGTTGAAGAGCACACTGTTTTTGTGTAATCAAGAACAGCTTTCCTTTGCTCATTCAAGGTCAGCCCGCTGTTCATTGATACTTTGAGAAAATTTTCAACTGCGTTTTTCATTGTCATATATCACTTGCCTCCAGTTTTCTCCGAGTAATTCATCAAGATTGTAGCCGAAACAAGACGTTATTTTGTCGAGATTAGTCGTCGCAGGATCTGAAAGCACATAGATCATTTTCGATAGTAGTTTTTTCAGCTTTTCGTTTTGTTCTTTCAGGTCATACAGCTTCGTTATCGTTGATTCTTTGTTCAAACGTCTTTCTGCTTCACCGTTCCAGCTTACTATTTCTTGAGAGAGGTATCCGTTTTTCGTCTTTTCTGTTGTATAGGTGACATTGGCGGGAATTGCTGTGTTAAAACTGGATATAAGATCTTTTGCGAACTGAATGCAGCGAGAGTTTATTCCCTCACATTTGTAAAGGTTGTATACCATTTCTTGCAAGATGTACCGAAAACGATCTTTGTAAAACGAATCATCATATTCATCAGGTATGTTTATGAGTAACTTCATTCTTCCATCCCCGACCAGTCGAGGGCCTGTCCGCAGTTGTGACAATGCTCTGGGTTGTCATAACCGACCTCGTATTCCTGCTGACAGTTCGGACAGTATGCGGTATCATAGACCAACTGACCTTTGTCATCGTATCCGTCAGCTTCGTAGTCGGGTTTCTGAGGTGTCATAAGCCGCTCAAGCTTATTCAGCTTGATATAACGCTCTTGCTCAATATCTCGCTCGGTACCTGGGACTTCAAGCAGTCCCCGATAGTTGCTTTCAACTGCTTTTGCGGTCTTGTCATTTGTGAGCTTCTCGCTCATTATGTCTTCAAGAGTCAAACCAATCATCTCCCTTATCTTGTACTTTAATGTACAAAAGAAAAAGTATAACAAGAATTAACGGGATCCACGACGGCGAGAGCACCCATATCCAAGACCAGTGAATCACATCACATAGCTTTAAAACTATAAAAACTATCGTTAAGACCGAGCAAAAGCCAAGTCCACCAGATCTGCTATTATTTTTCATTTTTATCCCTGCTTTCTATGCCGTTGCCCGTGAGGTCAAAATACTTTGTGATCCACGGGTTGAACGGCTTATGTTTTTTGATTTTTTGCTTTTTAAACCTTTTCTTTTTCTGCCTTCTTGGCTTGTCTTTTGATTTCATTTCTTTTTGCTTTGTTCTCCTTGATCTCTCGACGCTTCCTGTGCGCCTGTTTCTTATTAAGCCCTTTGACTGCCAGGGCACGGCTTATGGTTCTCTGTAAACTTGACATTGTTATTCCTCCTTAAATTTCATTACCAAAACAATTCTCTTGTCTTTTTGAATCCGCTTAGCTTGATATGATTTCTCATATTCTGAGCAATTATTTTTTCACGCTCGTAGCACTTTGCACAGGTTCTCTTGCCTTCAAGTGCAGGCGCACCGCAGAAATAGCATCTTCCACGCTCGATTCTTTCTTCATAGGTCATACCACCTTTTGCAAAATGCTTTTCTCTCTTTTTTTTGTTAATTTTGTATCGGCACAATGCACACCTTTGTGTTTCGCCTGACGGTCTTTTTCCACATTCAATGCAAATCCCCTTTGCTTTTCGTTCTTCTCTGACCTTCTTATGATATTCTCTCTGCTGCTCATTGTGCATTTTCCTCTTTTCTTCCGTCCACTTTTCTCTTTTTTTGCGCTCGCTTTCCGCTGCTCTATCAAGGCAGTTTATGCAAAACACTTTACCTCTCACAGGGTCACCGCCGCACTTGGGGCATCGACCTTGTTCCTTGTACCAATAGTAAAGCTCTTTACTCATCGTTCAGCCCTCCCGAAAGATAGAGCGCCATTGTCTCTATTACAATAGAATTTATGACGGTCGGCAGGTCGTTGAAATCGACAACCTCTTTGTGATCGTCTTTTCTCTGACCTGCGGTCTTCTGGATCATTGCTTGCCGTAGCCACTCGCAAAGCTCACGCAGGGCAGGCTTGTTCGCTTTTTGTTTGCCCATTTTCAAATAGTTCCACATCAGCTCCAGCTGGCCCATGTCAAGTGCGCCCGGTGTTGGTCTCATAGGGTTTCACTCCTCTCCGAGTTTTTCCACTATCAAGGACAGCCATTCCCTCGCACCCGACTTGAACTTTTTCTTTTCTTCGTCTGACTGAAGATCATTGATCTTATCAAGGAAGGCGTTCACGCTCTTTTGCGTATCGGCAAAGATGATCTTCAAAGCGATGACGGCTTCTTCAGAGTTGCTTGACTTGACTTTCTTTTCAAGCTGTGCTTCACGCATTGCCGCCTGGTCTCTTTCGGTCTTCAGTGCAAGCTCGTGCTCCTCTTTAAGCTTGGCGATCTGCTTTTCCTGCTCAGCTTTCAGTTCGTCTATCTCTTTTTGCTTTGCCTTTTCAAGCTTTTTACGTTCGGTCTCTTTTATCTTGTCAATCTCCTCTTTCGAGGGCTTTTGAACAGCGACCTCGACGGGCTTGTTCTTCAGCTCGTCAAGTTCGAGCTGCAATTCCTTGATGCGCTGTGCGTCTTTGTCGCTCTGATCGTCGTAGTTTTCCTGTGCGTCTTCAAGTCTGCTTTTCAGCTGCTCGATCTCGGCTTGCGCCTTTTTCAGATCGTCGGCGGCTGACTTGTTCGCTTCCTTTTCTGCCTGAAACATTGACAGCTGCTCGCCCAAAGCCTGCTTTTCCGCTATGAGCTGCTTGACCTCTGCGACGCTCATACCTGCGAGGTCGTTTTCCTCAACCACTTCTTCGCGGTCAAAGGTACCTAACTTTGTAAGCAGTTCCAGCTTGGTAATACCGAGATTTGCATTTGACTGCAAAAAGGCTTCGCCAAGATTTTCATAGCATGATATGTAGGTGTAAGCTTGTCTTTCCTTGAAGCTGTAATCGTCGTTGTTCTCGACATAATCGCCGAAGCTTTCATATCCAAGCTCGGTGTAGAGCTTTTGGTCCCTCATATGTTTGAGGGACTTTGCCATATCCATAAGGCTGACTGCTGCTGCCTTATAGCAGTCGCATATGTGCTGATGTGTAACGATAGCATCACGCTGTTTGAGATTTATGCTGATTTCCTGCATTGTTCTTCACTTTTCCTTTCTGCTTTATACTTTTTAGGGTTTTTTATAAACTTTGCAAATTCTTTTTCAAAAGCTTTGACTTCGTCAGCCTTTTTTGATTTCCATTCATTCATAAACCCGTGGCACTGAACGATGTGCTTCTCCTTTTCGTCCACCTCGATAGTGTAGTAGGGCTTGTCAGGCTCGGAGATATGCCGCAGGAAGAGGATAGTCGTCCGTCCTTGAATATGCCTGCTCGCATAGCCGCCGACACAGTGCTGTAAGATGCGTCCTTCGTCGATTATCTCGCTCGCACTCCTGGGGACTACTATCATCAGGTCGCCGTACTCAAAGGCGTACTTCTTGCACAGTTTCTCATATCTTTCGGGATAGCCGTACTTCAAAGCTTCCTTTTCTGCTTCTTTTTTCTGTTCTTCAGCCTTGACTATCTGCCAGTTAGCGACAGCATCATCGTGAGCCTGCTGGATATCCCGTGGATAAAGGATATTTTTCTGCGTGAGGTCGTAACCGCACATTTGTGCATGGTGGAGATAGTCAAGATATGTTCGTTCTCCTCGCCAGGTTTTGTTTTTCTGCTGTCTCCTGCGGTATTCCCATAGCTTTTTTATATCGATATAGTTTTTAATAAGATTAAATAGTGAAGATTCTTTCAAAACGACCTCAAATTGACATATATCAAATGATAGCTTTTCGCCTTTCTTTTTATGCTGTGCGTAAACCTCCAGTGTATTAAGTGAATATGTTCTGGTTGCTGACTTCTCAAAGTCCCTAAGTTCATTGAGACTGATCTTCAGGAATTCTTTCGGTTTCTTTGCCTTCCAGTTCACAATGTCTCGATGTGACATATCATAGCAAATTTTGTTCAAAACGATTCTTTGAATAGTTTCGCTTTTTGATTTGACGGCAATCTCGGCTATCGGATAGAGCGAGCAGAGATTCAGCCACTCTACAAGGTGTTCGCTCGTTGTAAACGGCAGTGCTTTTGCATAGTATTTCAGATGTGTTTTCAAAAGCAGTTCTCTGTTGAGAACAATTTTATCGGCAGGCTTGTACTTTGTTGCAGAAAACGCCTGCGGAATTTTCTTTTTTACCTTTGTATAAATCCACTCTATCTTATTGCCGTAATACGTATACTGCCTACGGTACACATTGCATTCGCCGGGTTTGAAAACATACATCTTTATTAGGTCACATTCGAGGTCTGGCTGACGAAAAAAGTCGTTTCCGTATATTCTAATTTTGTTGTACCAGTTTCGATAATCGCCATTGTAACGCTTGCCTGCGTTAAGGCAAATCGCATAGACGATATCCTTTGTTCTATGTTTTTTAAAAATGACAAAGTTTATTGTCTCGGTTTTATCTTTCTGTGAGTAGCCTGCCGCTGCCGCTGTTGCTGTTGTGTGGCAATACGGGCAGATCTCCATAGTTTTGTGATGAAGCGTCGAATATGCTGTGTAGCTGCGATTGCAGGCAGTACAAAAGCATTCTGTCTCGTTTTTGCCCGTTTTGTGATAAAAAATGTACGGCTTGAAATAACTGTTCATCTGCCGTATCTCTTTCTTTGTTATAGTTGGCATCGCATACAGGTCCTTCTTTTCCTGCTCTGTAAGGTCCGAAGCCTGCACGTTCGGACTGTCTATAAGAAGCGTCTGCGACTGGTCGGGTTTATCTGCGTCTTTCCACATCTTTCACGCCTCCCTTAACCGAACAGATCGTCAAAGGACAGGTCAAGGCTTGTACGCTCCGTCTGCTTTTCTCTTACCGAGCCGCAAAGGTCGATAGTCATGTGAAACTCGATCTTTGCCCCGGGGAAAAAGAATTCGACAGCTGCCTGATACACTTCCAAATCAGAAACGCCCTGCTTGCCGCCTATCTTCTTGCAGACAGCTTCAAACATTTCTTTCATTGTGCCGCCCTGAACGACTGCCTGGGCGAATTCATCATCCTGCTTTATAAAACTTTCAAGGGCTGCTTTTACGCCGTCCCTGATGATGCTATAGTGCCTATCTGTTACTTTTGGGTCCTCGTTGATCTTATCTATTGCCTGCTGTGTATATTCATTCATTTTCATAGTCCTCCTTTGCGTTTTCAAACATACAGTCTGCGGAGCGCAGATTCAAGCCTGCTCGCTGACATTCTCTGCAAGGCATATCGACCTTGCAGCCTGTGACAGCGTTTGCGCCTGTCGATCTCAAATACTTCTGCACGTTGCGGCGCATCTTTGTGTTTACTGCATTCGCAAACCTGTTCGCTGCGAGTATCGGGTTCCTGCGCTGGTGAGCTTCAAGCTCCGGCGTTACCTCTATACCGTCTACTGCTACGATGTATTCGCCACCCTTGCGGTCGAGGGTCACGCCCTCAAAGCTGTACATCGTCAGATACCTCAGTCGGCAACGCTTTTATAGTTTTCAGCATTTTTTCAATCTGAACACTATCAAGACACTGCGGGCATATGTAGCCTACTTCGATAATTCCATAGCACACTTCTACCAAAGCGATATGGTCGCCATAAGCGTAAGCATTATAAGATGTTTCATCGCTCGAATTAAACGGTTTTAGATATGTCTCATCGACTGCGACAGATATTTGCTCGTTTGATGAAAGTATATATAACGTCCTTCCTGCTGTTTTTATGGTAAAACTTGCGGGATATAGACCTGATATGCGCTTCATCGTACCGAGAGCAAATGGAAAATGATCTGATAAATTGATTTTGGTTTCTTTCACCTGCTTCTCGGTCAGACCAAGAACTGATGCGACCTCGTCTTCGCTGTCACAGTGCGGGAATTTTCCCATATTGTAAAGTGCATATCCGTTGCACAGCCAACTGCTGCCGTCTATGTCCTGGTAAAGTGTGATACTGGCGCTCTTGCTTATAATAGCTATTGCTTTCTTCTTGTTCATTCCTGTACCTCCTCGCGATTGATAGCAGCATCAATTTTGCCGTAGATCTCACCGATGTCAAACGCCCGCTGTTCCTGTTCTTCCATGCAATTATAAATCTCAAGCAATCCTTCACGTGCTTCTTCGAGAGCCTTCAAAGCTTGACTTTTTTCGGCGGCTATGATATAATGTGAAGGCGAAGAGGGAGCGCAAGACTGCTCTTTCTCTGTCGTTTCTTTCTGGATATTACCAACCGACGAGCTTGCATCTGTTGCCGCAGATGCAGGCTCTTTTTCTTTCCTATACGCTATGTCGATATCAATTGTCGGACAATTTTCACCGAATGACCAGCCGGTGCAAAGCACTTCTTCTTTCAGCAGTTTTTCGGGTATATCTTTCAGCGGTCCCATATAGTATGTTTCGATTAAACAATCACAGTCATCATCCGGGTTTCTACCGCTTACCATCACATATAGGTTTTTATCGTTTCCTCCAACAATATCTGCTATTGTCATTGTGATTACCTCCTGTTTTCTAAAATAAATTCTTCCGTTCCGCCGCCAATGGTCTTGATGTGCGTTCTTGACCGCAGCGCAAGGTCCTTCCAGTAAGTTACTTCCCCGCGATACTTGGCACGGGCTTTGCGTTCTTCCTCTTCCTGCGTGATTTCGCGGTCTGTCTTCACGAACTGTACCGCCAGCGGTATGGCTATCGCTGCACAGCACAATGCGAACGCGAGTGCATCGGGTATTGTCATGTTTTTTCCTCCTTCCAGTATTTCGTCATTATGTCGAAGATGCAGATGCCGAGAATGTCGGACATCATAAGGATCTTTCCTGCATCGACATTGTAGATGTCTTTCAGGTAGAAGCTTATGCTTGCCTGATTTTTCAGCCCGAGGCGCTTGGCAAGCTGCTCCTGCTTGATGCCTTTGAGCTGCATAGCTGCTTTCAGCTCTCGCTGACAGCGGATCTCTTTGGTGATTTTCTGTGCTGGCATTTCTTACACCTCCTATGCTGTGTAGATTATTCTTCAACAGGCAAAGCAAAAAAAATATCATTCCTATCCTGCAAGCTTTCTATGCCAAGCAGGGCGCAGAGCGTGTTGATTTCAGACGGCAAAAATTCGCTTACGTTGCTTATCTTATTTCGTAGAGCTTGCGTCGAAATCCCAAGTTTTTCAGCAATATGCACCTTTTTCAAACCGCTCTGCTTAATGATGTTTTCCAACCTTTCACTATTTGTCATAGTTATCCTCCTTTCCGAATGTTGATTGTTGTTCAACAACGACAGTATAGCACCGTGTAGATTGTTTGTCAACATATTTTTGCAAAAAGTAATATTTTTGTTTTGTTTTTGTAAGATTGCACAAAAAGCGACTGTAATTTTTGTTGATTGGTTAGCTACTTTTCTTTGCTAAAACACAAAATATTGTTGACATAAATGCAACATCATGTTATAATACAATCGAGGTGATACAAATGTTAAAAATAGGCGATAGAATAAAAATACGACGCGAGCAGCTTAAAATGACACAAGATGAGCTTGCTCAGGCTATGGGATATAAGTCCCGTTCATCTATAAATAAAATCGAAAAGGGAGTAAATGAGCCGCCTCAATCAATCATTGTAAAGTTAGCAAAATTACTGAAAACTACACCTGCATATCTTATGGGCTGGGAAGATGAGCAGAATACCTACGGCACTGATATCACCGTGCTTTCTGCCAAGTATGATAACATAAAGCCCGTTACACTAAAGCGCTTTCCGATGCTGGGCGAGATCGCCTGCGGCGAGCCTATATTCGCAGACGAGGATAAAGAGCATTGTGTAATGGCTGATATGGACATCAATGCAGATTTCTGCTTAACTGCCAAAGGCGACAGCATGATAAACGCAAGAATCAATGACGGTGACATAGTTTTTATAAAAGAAATGCCGATAGTCGATAACGGCGAGATCGCAGCGGTTATCATCGGCGATGAAGCGACCTTGAAGAGAGTTTATTACTATAAAGAGCAAAACAAGCTGGTTCTGAATCCCGAAAATCCGAAATACGAACCGCTTGTTTATGTGAATAACGAACTAGAAACTATAAGAATACTTGGAAAAGCTGTATACTTTATGAGCGCGCTGTAAAGGAGGTGCTTGGCATGATTAAACGAGTACTTATTCTTGCACTTTGTTTAAGTCTACTCACTGCTTGTAACAGTTCGAGCAGCTCGGAAAAGGCTGGAAGCTCGACAGATTCAAACAGGTCATCTTCGATTTTAGCTGACGAAAACATGTGGAAAGATATAAAATACTGTACCATCGCAGGTGCTTCTATTCCTGTACCGAACGGATACGCTGCAGATTCAAACAGCAGCAATGACTCTCGATATTATACAGGACCAAACGATAGCCGAATACACATAATGACCGAGGCTTTTAAGGTTGAAATGAATGAAGAAACTGCCCAAAAGAGACTTGATGAAATAAAAGATAGTAAAGAGTCGTATGGAACAACGTGGAGTTATACTGATAAAAAATCAAGTATTATTTCTATCTGTGAAAAGTCCGCTATACTGATTTCATATCACGCCAAAGCTGAAAGCAATGAAAACAAGCAAGAATGGGATGAAAGTATTCTGCTCTTCAACAGCAACGATACAACTGTTCGTATATCCCTGCAAGGCGATATGCTAAATGAAGGAAATTTCAAAAGGTTTTGCGAGCTTATTGAAACGCCCGGTGTAAAAAATGCTCAAGATATTTCTTTTGATGATGTAAACTACATTGAGATTGATGAGCTAATGGTTCCAGTTCCAAAAAGCTTTAAGGTCAATAGCGAAAGAGATTTTCTCGGCGAAAATGCAAGTATTCACTATTTTTCTCTTGCAAAACTCTATGATATTTCCAAGTACGGAATGGAGCAAGAGGTAGAAGAAATCAAAAAAGGCTATAACGAGCCTGATATACATATGTATCAAGATAATGATGTCCATAGTTCCAAGTTGGATTTCATCGGTGGAAAAATGGCATATTATATCTCATATACCGCGAAAATAAAAGGTTCTGCCGATGATGCAGAACCTACAGTCGTAGAGCGAATAGACATTTATCTCAACACATCAAAGCAAGGCGTAACTATCACGCTTTCGGGAGATATGACAAAAGATAGTAATTTCAAGGCATTTTGCGAGAAAATAAAGTATAAATAATTGCAGTTGACTGCAAAAGAAAGGAGGCTGACCATATGGCTACTGCTAAAAAGCTGCCTTCGGGGAACTACCGCGTGCGAAAGTACGACAAGCGGACAAAGAAATATGTATCCTTTACCGCTCCCGAAAAAGAAGATGCGGAACGAATGGCTAATGAGTGGGCTGCAAAGAACAAACGCCGCAAGACGCCCAAAGCCAAGATCATCACCAAGCAGCTCACGGTCAAGGAAGCTGTCCGTGAGTACATCGACAGCAAGAGCAACATCTTGTCGCCCTCCTCGATCAGAGGCTACGAGATCATCTACCGCAACTGCCTTGACGGTATCGGCGACAAGTATCTGATCGATGTCGAGGAAAAGGACTTGCAGGAATGGGTTAACCGCAACGCCGGCAAATATGCACCGAAATCGGTCAAGTCGCAGTACGGGCTTGTTACAGCTGCTTTCCGGCAGCAAAAGATCCTGCTGGATTTCAAATCCGTCCTGCTCCCGAGAATAACAAAGAGCGAGCCGCTAATACCGACAACTGAACAGATAGCGACTATCCTGTCTATGGTAGAGGGTACGTCTATCGAGCTGGCTGTCACCATTGCTGTAACAATGGGCTTGCGGCAGTCAGAGATTGCAGCGCTGAAATGGTCTGACTATGACGGTAAGAGTTTGAGCATACACGCTGCTATCGTTCCAGATTCTACGAACAAGCTCGTGCGCAAGGAAACGACCAAGTCGGAAGCATCTACACGCATAGTCGAGGTTGACGAGCTGTGCAAGCAGAGGCTCGACCGAGCTGAACACAAGAGCGAGTATATATCACCGCTCACTCCACGCCACGTTCTCAAATCATTTCAAAGTCTTTGCAAAAGAAACGGTTTGCCGCAGTTCACGATGCACGCCCAGAGGCACGGCAACGCCTCAATGATGTTGGCAAACGGGATCCCCGACAAGTACGCTATGGCGAGGCTCGGACAGTCAAGTCCGAATATGGTCAAGACTGTTTATCAGCATCTTTATGCAGACAAGCAAGCAGAATATAGCAAGAGCATTTCAAATGCTTTTTCAAAAATCTATGACACAAAAAATATGACACAAAATAATTCATAG